GTCTTGCTTTTTCTAGAGTTAGATCTTTACCTAATAATAATTCTGCTTCTAACTCTGAGGTTATTGAATCTTCAAATTGTAAAAGTGAGTTGCTGATTGCTGCTACCTTTTCAACTGTTGTTCCTAATGCTTTCGCTTGTACTACTGCTTTTGCTAATGCTCCTGGTTGGGCTTGTAGAGAGAGTAGGGTAGCTTTAGAAACATCTTTAACACTTTCTAAGATTTCTTTCTCATTTAGAGCAAGGTCGCTCTGTAGAGCTAGAGCTTTAGCTTCTCCTAGAAATTCCGAGGTTATTCCTTCAACTTCTTTTCCGGTTAATATACTAATATCGTATAAAGTTCCTAGAGCTTCTCCTGATAATTGTACTGTATCTTTTAATTCTTGAAATATGGCAAGGTTCTTTTCATTTAATTTTGCAAAAGTACCGTACCTGTTATTTATTTCAATAAAAGCTTCTGCCTGTCCTTGAGTAGTTACGTTGAGTAGGTAGCTAGCGTTAGCAGCATCATTTAATTCATTTGTTAATCCTGCGGCCTGACCGTAAGAGATGCCAAAGTTTTTAGCAATTTTACCGGCACTCTCATCAGCTTCTAACAACTTACCTACAAACTGTTCTGCTAAAAACAAAGGATCTACTAAGCCTTTTGCAATATTACCACCCAAGCTTGAAAGCCCGGATCCCATAACCTTTAATTTGTCTCCGAAACTAGCTGCTTTTTGTCCTCCGTCTGTAACTTCGTTAGAGACTTCTATCATCTTGTCTCTAGCCTCTGCTAGAGCATCGTTTACGATGCCAAAGTCAAAGCCCATCTTTTTAAGACCTTCAGAGACTCCACCGACGAGTCCGCCGGTTGCTCCTAAAGCTGTATTAAAGTTTTGGGAAATTTTAAGGTTTTCCCGAGCTTGCTGGACATTAGCAGTTTGTATGTCATACTGTTGGGCTGCGTTTTGTACTGCTTCAATATCAAACTCCTGGGCATCAATAACGCTGTACAGGTATTTTTCTCTCTCAGCTCCAGATTTAGCTAAAATTTCCCGAATGTGATCTTGTTGAAAACCTTGATTTTTTAATGCTTTATTAACCTCAATGTTTATACTCTGTTGAGCTTTTAAGCTTTTATTTAAATCTTTCTGAGCTTCAACAGTAGATTTAGCACCTTTAGAAGCATCTTGAAAATTTTGCAGTACTTCTTTTGAACTCTTAGCGACTCCCTTTAATGCATCTTGAAGTGCTTTTGCATCTACAGAGGTTAGAGTAGTAAGTCTGGCGATGTCTTGAAAATACTGAACAACGTCTCTGGATTGCCCGAGACGATCAATTATTTCTTCGACTGTTTTGCTTAACTTTTCAGGATCTAGAGCCATACTATATAGGTATAAATAGTTCTATTACTTATATTGAACCTTACCTGGATTTGCTTTTAATGCTTCGGCTTTATTGGTATTACCAGAAGAATCCATTAAAGTAGTGCTATTACCCTTTTTATTAGCAGCTTTAACCTGCTCATTCTGTTTAGTATAATAATCCTGTATTTTACCGAAGGTAAACTTTCTCAACCATAATGGCATGTTGTAGACTGTGCTATAGTCATACCCTCCCTGGCCGTGAAACACTATCTCATGTATCTCGGAAAACAAATTCATCCTTGCCTGACTGCTGTTGTCAGGCGTCTGGCCAAAAAAAGGACAGATTAATAGGTACGTCGATGAATAGCCCCGGTTCCAATTCGTAGTTTAAATCTACGTCAGGTTGAATGCTTCTCATGTACTCTCTAAAAGCTCTTGAATCGCGAGCTAAAAAATGATTCTCTACAAAATCTCTAATGACTTTAGTATCTCTTTGACCGTTTACAGATGTTAGTGTGTATTTTAGTCTGGTAGATAGATCTGGAGAAGCATCTTTGTTTATTTTTTTATAACCTTCAATTTCTTTATTTATTGTTTGCTCATCTCCGTGAGTTAAGAATTTAAAAGTAACTTCAGTTTCAGATGTTGGTAAAGTATAGCTAAATTCGTTTATGCCTTGCTTGTACATTTCCTCATCTATAGCTTTATGCTCTAACTTTGTTAAATCGACAGAATAAGATTTCCCATTATATACAATGTTATAATCGCTTCCGTAACCTAAAATTCTAGAAGCAATCATAATTGCATTCTTATCTCCGATTAATAAATCATTGTAATCGATTGTAGAAACGATTAAAGATTTTAAAAGTTTATCTAAAACCGTACCGTCCTTAATATAAGCTTGGTTGGTAAGGATATCTTCTTCCTTTGCAGTCATGTACTTCATCTCGATTTTACCTGAAGATAAAGGATTTGATTCTGGGTAGAGTAGACCTTTAGATGGTAACTCGACAATCTCGGTTGGCATTTTAAATTCTGACATATACTTCTTAGTTGTAACTATTCTCTTATAAATATATATGAATTAGGTTTATACGTCAACTAAAACGTAATTTCCTTTGTAATTCATAACGTTTGTAGGTGACCAATCGATTTCATCTGGATTAATACCTGCTTTTTTAAATGCTTCTTTCAAGCTAACTAAGAATTGCTTTAACTTATCTGATAATTCAGGGTCTAATTCTTCGTCGTATACTAGGAAGTCCTCTGCTTTGGTTCCATTAATAGAGATTTCTTGTGCTTCCTCATGTGCTAGCTGCTCGGCATCCGTCATATCAATTACTCCAGATCTACCTCCGGCAAGTCTCTCTACTTTGTAGATAGGGATAATGCATGAGAAAGAATGGTTTAACAGTTTCTCAGCGTGTTCTAGCTCATCAACATCCGTAGTAAGCTTCTTTACGTCGGATCCTTTTTCCATTACAATGCCATTATCTCCACCTCCTATTTTTGTATAGCCGTCTTTCTCCAATTCGTATTGTTTGGCTTTTAAAGCCGGTGGCATAACCAGTTCGTTTAGTAGATCTATGAGTTTCATGTAATAAAAAAGCCCTCTCTAATAAATAGGAGGGCTCTTTCTTTAAGTTTAATTTTACTTAGAAGTTCAAGATACAATAATCCATTCCGATGTTTAAAGTGATATTCTGTGCTTCTGCATCAGTATCCCAGTTTAGATCGGCAAATTTAGCAGACTTGATGAATGCTCCTTTGATAATCCATTCTGAAACGATATCACCTACAGGACCTAAGATGTCGATAGTCAAATCTTTTTTATAGAAGTCACTGTAACCATCTCTACCTGTTACTGATTCGTGGTGAAGACGTACCCACTCCATTGTTGCTTGAGCACCGGAAGGAGTAATTGGATCGTACAAAGTCATTGAAATATCTGACCATGCATTTCTGCCTTTTACTTTTCTGTATACGTTAATGTGGTTTAATTTGATTTCCTCAGCAGTTACTTCAATTCCGGTTACACCTTTGATGAAGTATGAAGGAATACCATCCACATACATTATAAATCTATTCGCTACTTTGGGTTCAAAGGCGGTGAAGAAGATTTCATTTGGATTTAATACTGCCATGTTATTTTATGTTTATCTGTTATAAATAGTTATTAACCTGGGAATGTAGCTCCTGTTGGCGTTAAATTAAAGTCTAAGTAGATAAATTCAGCAGTCTTGGTAGGCTGTAAGTAAATCTGACCTACTAATTGGTTTCTGTCGATTACATCAGCAGTGTTATTAGAGTCATCCATGATTACTTTAAAAGCGTAAAGACCTTGTCTTTGCTGTACTGAAGTCAAATAAGGATTAACTTGAGCCAAGAAGCTGTTTCTAGTTGCGATAGTGTTCTGTTCGAATACTAAGTTGTCAGCAATTTGAGAAATATAATCTTTAACTGTGATCAACAATCTTCTAACGTTTACCCGATCTAAAGCAGAAGCTTTCTTCTGTAATGTCTTCTGACCGAATACTACAACACCCTGGTTAGGGAAAGTAGCAATTGGGTTAACATTACCTTGATACAAAGTATCTCTGTCTCCTTGAGTTAATTTTCTTTCCGCTCTTACTACTGTAGATAATCCACCTCTGTTAAATCCAGCAGGTGCAAACCAAGCCTCAGTTGAGTTATCGTTAAATGCATACACTGCAGGAATCAAAGTAGAAGCTGGTACCCATACTGCATTACCTGTAGTAGGATCTGCTGCTTGTACCCAAGGCCAATAAGTTGCACCGTAAGATGTATCCATCCCTAATGCTTGACCGGTTACTGTATTTAAAGCACTTCCGTAAGGAACCACATCAACTACTGCGATATTGTCTCCTCTGTTCTGTGCATTTGATACTACTGTAGAAATTTGAGTTGCAGAACTTACTCTGTTCAAACCTGGCATTGAAATTACGTTATATTGATATTCATCGGCGTTAGCAAGTAAGTTCAACATAGTAGTGTAGTCACTTCCTGTAACACCTTGAGAATCTGCATTAGCAGTCAAACCAGCATTTTCGTAGAAGAAAGCCTGTCTTTGTGTGAAAGGAGTTCCTGCTGCTGCACCAAATGTACCTGAACAAGCAGTTGGAATAGATCCAGTAAATTGTGCTTTAGCAGTTCCGTTGTTATCAAAGTAGTTTGGAGTTTGGAAGTTAACGGCTTTAACTCTTACGTAGTTAGATGCATTATTATAAGATCCAGAAGTTTGAATATAGTAGGTTGAACCGTCTGTTGCAATGTTTTGATCTTGATCTCCGATTACTCTTGAAACGTAGTTAGAA